ATTGGTTGTACGAAAATATCGCAAACAAATTCGTTAGAATTTACTACATCTTCTGGATTGTTTGATGCGTCACAAACAACTCTGAATGCTGTAATACCTCTTCTAGACTGAACGCTTCTCAAGTAAGGAACAACTAGACTTACGAAACCGTTTCTTGTTGTTGCATCGTTTTGGTCAAACAATACATTGTCTGCGGCTTGTCCAATTGTCTTTTGTAATTCAATAAACAATCTACGAACGTTAACACGATTCATTGAAGTATTTTTCAATGTGAATGTCTTGTCGCCAAACAAAACTGTACCTTGACCAACTTGTGTAATAACTGGGTTGACTGATGTTTTGTACAATGTGTCTCTGTCAGCTTGCGTTGGATTGTATGCTAAACGAACTAAGTTTTGAATACGACCATTGCTGAAACCAGCTGGAGACAACCATGGTTCACGATTCAAATCGTTACGTGCCATACAACCTGCTGTGTCAGCATTCAATGGTACATAAACATATGCGTCATTGTATTTGTCGTACTGATATTTCCAACCGCTATCTGCAATTGCGTATGTAGAACGTGTAACTGTGTCTGCCCATGTAGCAATACCAGATGCTTCAGAACCAGCATTGTTAACAACGTTTGATCTCAATGGAGAAACACAAACAATAACGTCTTTTCTAACTTCAGCAACGTCAGCAATAATTCTATTTACTACTGAAGCAGTTGCTTGACCAGATACGATAATAGATGCTGGTATTTCTTGTTTATTTGAAAGCAAGACAAAAGATGTTGATCTATCGCCATCTGTCAATGCATTACCATCAGAACCACCAGCTAAAGAATATGCTTTAGGTGTATTTACTGCTGTGTAAGTTGTGCCAGACAATGTGTTACCCCAATTAGAGCCAGCATTGTCGTGGGCAGCCCACCAAACCCAGTTAGAACGATCATTAATTACATCTTTGTAGTAATTGCTACCACCAGAATCTGCTTTGGCATTAGAAGCCTTAGAAAGATAACCGTATTTCTCTATAACTGTATTTGCTGTACCTGTAATATCACCTGTTCTGTCTTGAACAACAACGTGCAATTCATCGCCAGATGCGCCTAATGCGGCACCGTTTGTAGATGTTCCTGGTGCAGAATCAAACTCACTAAAGAATTCCCAACGGCGTGTTCCTGAAACAGCAGTAGCACCAGTTAAGTGTGCAGATTCTAATGTAAATGATGTTGCATTAGCAATCGCAACAACTTTAGTTGAACGGCCAGACAATACAATAAAATCACCAACTTGCATTTGTGTATTTGCAAGACTTCCTGAACCAGTAACTGTCGCAGAACCTGCCGCTACAGTAAACGTTCCAGTCAACGTGTTAGAAAAAGCCGCTGAACTTGGGCAAACAGAAACTTTAAGTGCGTTTCCTAATGCGCCAGAATAACGACCAGCCCATGGACCAACGTTAAAAGATGCTGTGTTAATGTATACGTCTTCGTTTTTAATTGAAGTACCAACACCTGCTGTGCCTGAACCAGTTGTTGCTTCTGCTGTAGCATTCAACGCTGTGTTTGCGGCACGAACAACAAACAACGAACTGGTATAACCTAAAAAGTTAGCGGCTGACAAAAAGTCAACTACGTTAGTTGCATTTGGTTTACCAAATTCGTTTACTAACTCATTTTCGTTTGTAACTTGTACTGCTTTATCTATCGGACCCCAACGAAATTGTCCAGAAAATGCGCCAGATGTTGATGATACTGCTTGCGAGGAAGACACCAAATCTGATTCGGTGATCTTAATTCCTGGTGAAATTAGACTTATAGCCATTGAATTCTCCTTGTTATAATGATGTTTTGTTGTTAGGTTTGTTTAATTTATTTATAAAAAATCAGATTTGTGATAGTTCTCTACTTGCCAAACTTGCCCTCCTGCATCAACCAATTGATTTTGTTCTTCACCATTATTTATAAAACCAAAAGGAGTGACTTCTTCTTCAATCATTTTGATTCTTGCTTCGTACAATTCTTTTCTTATGTTGATGTTTGTCAACTCTTTAAAGTATGAGTTTGTTGTTAGCCATGAAAACAGCACTAAAGGCATAACTAAGTCATCGTGATAGCCTTCGTCAGCAGAGTAACTGCTTCTTTTTTCAATGAATGTTGAAATCTCAGCTATCGTGTCAGCATCATTGATAATGAGTTTTTTCCCTTCAACCAATGACTTGAAGTTAGAGCATCCGATGCGTTTAACTTTCTTATCGGTGATGACACCAAGCTGAGTTTTATTTCCACCAAAACCACCATTGACAACTTGTCCTTGTGGTGTTCTGCTAACAGAAATAATATTTTCATATTCATATTCTGCATACAAAATTTCTGCAACTTGTTCTGAAGAATTGATTTCAATTAGAACGTATGCTTCATTGTATTCTCTACCCACTCTGTACAATATTGACGGATACAAAAGAGGACTGATCTGATTGTTTCTGTATTTGCCAACAATTCTGTATGGCATTTTAGTTATGTCTAAGATTTGAAATGCTGAATAGTCACCACCGACACCCTTTGCTGTGTCTGCAACGATACAATACGCATGGTCTTTTTCAACGTTTTCGTATATATCTAGCCCATCTTTTTGATAGATGATAGGACTAGCTGACATTTGTGCAATAGAATCGGAAGCAATGAGTGTGAGACTAGAACCTAAGAAGTTACATAAGACTTCTTGATTGAACTTCAATTCACCAAGCAGTCTTCGCTGTTCAGACGCCCATGCGTCATCACGACCAGGAATGTCCCAATACGGAATAAACAGATTAACAAATCCATTTCTATCATTGTCTGCATCATTCCAGAATTTCCAGAAATGATTGTATCCTAGTGGAGTAGAACTTAGCAGAATCTTTGTTGTTTCACCAGCAGAAATCGTAGGATAAACTGAGGTGAAGAATTGCTCTGCTACATTGTTCGGTATGATAGCGGCTTCGTCAACATACAATAGGTTAACTGATTTACCACGAATACCTGATGCGCTTGTTGCGGCTGTGAATACGATTGAACCATTTTCTAAAGCAATGTCACCTTTGTTCCATGTAGTGACACCTTGCTGAAGCCATGTAGGAAGATTCTCATACATGATTTGATAACGATACAAAACTTCTCTAGCGGCTGTTGCTTTGTTAGCTAGAATTGCTACAGTCTTGCTTCCTTGAAACAACGTGTACCAAAGAATGTAAGCCGCTGATGTTGTTGTTTTACCTTGTTGTCGACCTTCCATCAGAATGACTTTACGATTCTCATGGATAATCTTTACTTTATTCTTTTGGCAATCGTATAATTTGAATGGCTGAAGCCCATGGTCTAGTGTGACAATCTTACAATAACTTTCAATGAAGTATATCGGATCGTCAGCACATCTTAAATATTCTTCAATTTCTTCTTTAGTGAAATTGAGTGGTACGCCAGATGCTTTTAAAAGAGAATTTCCTAAGTAGGATTTTGCTGTCATCTCTTGCCAATTAGTTTCTGTAATTCTGCTGTGCTACCAACAAACAATGCATTCGTTATATGCTGTGATGGTTGCTGTGTATCATCTTTTTTATTCTTCAAATCTTTTACTTTTTTACCTAAGTCTAACAAATCTTTATTTGTGTCTGAAAGAGTTTTAATCAATTGTCCCACAACTTCGTATGCTCTTGGAGACTCACCCTCTTTTGCTAAGAAGATAATGTTTTCCATAGCAACTTTGCCTTGTTCAATGAATAGCTTTAAATTCTCTCTCGCATATTCATAGTCAGCATCTATAGATTCATCATTTGGTGCACCAGAAATAACTTCTTTCTTTGGTTTCTCTTCAACAGGTACCAATGCTTGCTCAACAATCTTACCCTGCACATCAAATATGTCATTCAACTTATCATCAACAGTTTTTTTCATATTAAGGTTTATATCCATTGTCATTAGTTTGTGTTTCACTTACATTAAACTCTGCATCACCAGTAAACGTTTGTGTAGATATGATTGCTCTATCAATCACAGGACCATCTAGAATAAGATTAACGTCATCTCTAATAATATACTTGAACTTGTTGATTGGTCCAAACAAATACCCTTTGACTGTAAAATCTAATTGATACGTTTGAATTCTGCGAGACTCCATATCACCTTCGTATGTGTCTGATAAATTTACTGAGTTTAACTCAATTGGAATATCCATGTTGAGTGCCATCTCTGGAATCATCTTCATTGTCACAGTAAAGTCTGGTGTAAAGAATGGCACAATCTGTTCTACAATTTGTGTACCATCTTCGGTGTTTCTAAAAAGTGCATGTAAAGAAAAACTAAAGTCATATGGCACAGGTGTGTGCATATAATTGAAGTCTAGCCCTCCAGTATTTACACCTCTAGATATTTTATGTGCGCTGTTTAATTTGCGCTGAGGCGCATATGACATGCTGGTAAACTCAAATCCCAGTCTTGGTAATGTAGTAGAAACATGGCGATCCAAATCAGGATCGCTAGTCACCCTTTGAATAAACTTTTGTTTTGGTCCATACTCAATTGGAACGTTTACTGTTTGGAGTTTAGTTCCCGCAGAATCATATCTGTCAACTTGAATTTCGTTGAACAAATTGCCAAACATGATTACGTAACGTCTTAGCGTTCCGTGATAGAAGTCGTGTCCGAACATCATATTAGAAAGTCCTTGTCAATGAGAATGGGTTTTGTTCTGAGAAATCTAGAATGTCATCGTCAATAATTTTCTGACCAATCTCTTCATTGTCTGCTGAAATCTCGGCTGCGACAACAACGTCAGCTTCGTTGACGATGAATGTGCCATCTTCATTCAAGAATAAGAAGGTGTCTTCGTCAAGTAATTTTTCATTGTTAGCAGTTGACAAACTGTATTGATCTTCAATAGCATCAATTTCAGTAACGTCAGTATTAATACGTTCGCTAGAGTATTCAATTCTGTCACAACGCAATTCGTATGTGTAGAGTTTGCCCAATTGAAAGAAGTTCTCAATGTTTTGCGTGAATTTAATTTCATACATGCTTGAAAACATAGGAATCCAAATCATGTCACCTTCTCTTGGTCTAATAATGGCATCGTAGTCATACTCTGACACATCATTTCTGTTACTTAACAATTCATCTCCATCTTCAGTCAACATGTTATATGAGTATTCTGTAATCAAAGATGTTTTGAGTGATTGTGTGAATCGTTTTTGTGAAATCACAAATGTGACTGATTCGTCAACTTGAAGACCAAACTTTGCCATAAAGTCTTCTTGTCCTTGAAAGCCATCAAAACTTTTTACATATAATTCCATTTCAAGCGCATCATCAAAAAGCATAGACGCATCTTCACCATAAATCTTATCTAAATTTACGTGCGTTCTTGGTAAGTAATAACCATCTATACCATAAATCTTGATAGATTCTATAATTAAATCTTCAACAAGACTTTGTTCCTGTTTGACAGGAGTATATTGATTAAAAAAACGATTACGTGCCATTGTGATTAGCCTAGCATGTCAGTAACTGGTAAAGAATATGTGCTAATGACTTCTGCTTCTAATGCTTGAATTTCGTCTGTAGCTTCATCCCAGATTTTCTGTCCGTTGAACGTAATACCACCAGGCATAGAAAGTCCTTCAAACTTTTTAAGGTTTTCACCCCATTGTTTTTTGATTTGTGCAGTACAATACTTTTGCAAGAATCTATCATTGTACACATCTGTGAATGTGTCTGCATCAATCTTCTGATATCCTTCAATGATGATGAATTCACCAACAGTTACTTTTGTGTCCCAAGACATGTCAATGTAAACTCTGTTGATGTGGCGATTGAATCTGAGAGATTGTTTACCCACAAACAATTCTTCTGCCATTGCAACGTTTTGAAATGCCATGTAGTATGGCGCAAACGGACCAGTATTGAATGAATACAAATCATTCAAAGAAATTTGATATCGCAAGTTAAAAAGATTGTTTGTAGAATAGCTGTCACCAATGTCAAAGATGTTCATAACACCAATGACTGCATCTGGCACTGTGATGTACTTGTTTGTTTTATCTTCTTCTGTGACTGCGTGTGCGAGATATACTTTTTCTGTTGCGTCATAGTGATAGTCGTAGTAATATTGAAATGCAATCTCAATGCAGTCTTCAACTTGTTCGTCAGCTACGTTTATCTCTAAGAGAGGTGCACCTAGTCTTCTAAGACAGAATTGTTTAAATTCTTCTCTTGATGCTGGTTTGCTAGTACTCATTTTTTCCCCTTATGTATCATCTTCTATTTATAATATCTAGAGAAACAAAAAACCCGCTGATGAGGCGGGTTTTGTTTATGTTACTGCTGTCAGAGTAGTGACATTAATTCCAATTAGCAGATTGCACGGCTGTAATGAATGCTGGCATGTCAACGGCCGCTGTTACGGCTGCCGTCAAGCGGTCACATTCAGCAAAAATAGCCGCACGTTTAGTCGCTACGTCAGTAGGAATGGCTACGTTACGCTCGGCTTTACGAATGACCATCCAGTCAGTCTGAGCCAAGATTGAGTTAGCTGTTTGTTTAAACTGAGCAATGTACTGTGTCTTTAGACCTTTGGCTGTGACGGGTTCTGTTGCGCCTACGGGCGTTTCAGTCACATCTTCCAAAACCTTAGGTGTGTTAACGTAGTTACGTGTGACGTATGTTTCGCCAACAGAGTAACTAGCAAAGACTACATTGTAGAAGCGTTGATCTTCTCGATTTCCATCAATGATTTCTTTAGCACCATTTTGTGATGCATATGAAGCCGTTGGATTGGGTTCGTTTGGAAACAACTTTTGAAGTTCACCAATTTCTGAGATTTCATTGTTTTGTGTTATGAGTGCGTACATATTAATTCCTTATCGTGCGAGTGAATATTTAAAGGGGTTTTCTGCGAATGCCATGTAAATCATTGTGCTTCCGCTTCCATTTACTTCTAGATCAGACACTTTCAATTTAAAACCATTAGAGAGAAAATCAAGAGTGGCATATGTTCCTTCGGCACCTGACGAATTCCACACGTTGTATTTATCTACTGTATTGAACGAAGAAGTTTTGTTGTTGTATACAAACCAATCACCAGTAGAACTACTTCTTTTAATCATTACAAACGCAGGTCTAAAACCTAAATGTACAAAAGGACCAGCACCAGAACCATTGCCTGTGAAAGAGCCAAACGCAGAATATCCTGCTACATCAGCAAAGAAGTATGCCAAGTAGGAGTCTCCGCTTGCGTTAATAGAACCATCAGTACCTAAACCAAAAACAGTTGAAGTAGGATCACTTGTACCCCAATAATTCGTACCAGTGTCGGGAGCATTAGCAAGTTCTAAATAAAATACTTTGGTTCTACCAAGAACTTTTGAATAAACTTGCCAAGCGGTGGCTCCACTTCTTTTCTTTACAATTACCAAGTTAGGAGCAACACCAAGTCCGTGACCAATCGTAGCCGCTGAACCAGTACCCGTATAAGTTGCAATACTAAACCCACTTGTAGGATTTGCACTTACTGTTGTGGTAATAGAACCTGATGTGTTTGTTACTGCTGTGCCGCCTGCTTTCCATTGCCAACCCACATAATTGTAAGGAAGTTGATTTAAAGAACCAGAACTGGTAGTAAACGTAAATCCATTAGTGGTTCCTGCGATGCCAAAATTGTAGGTATCTTCAGCAGTTGAGGCGTTTGATGCGATATATTTTGTGTATCCTCTAACAGAATCAACGAGTAAATGACTTACTGCAAGATCACGCCCTTTTGCCCATATTAAACCACCACCACTAGCTAAGTCTACATTGCTTGTAATATTTCGAGGATTAACATTGTCACCATTTGCAGCCCATGTACTAGTATCAAAAAACTCACTAGCTAAAGTTGCGGCCGTTGCACCGATCGTTGGCGTTGGCAAGTTCTGTGTGTTTAATGCTTTGAAGCCACTTGGGGCTGTGTAGGCAAATGGGCGTTGACCGAAGTTGGCTACAAATGTGTGAGTTCCGCCAGTTGAGCCATCGCCAACAGCAAGTAAAAATGTTCCCGATATTCCTGTAAATGCAGTACCTTGTGATGCGCCATTTTTGTAGAACACCAATGTTCCTGCATCTAAATCAAGTGCAACACCAATTACATCATTAACAGTAAAGGATGCGCCATAAGAAGTTGCTGTACCACTAGAAGATTTAGTTCCATCATTAACATATCCATAACTACCCGCAGTACTTCCGGGAGCATATGAAGAGTCATTAACTGTGCTTGCAAGCCTGATGCCAACGGTGGCATACGCAGAAGATGCGGCTGTTAATGTAAATTCAGAATACCATTTACCGCTTGATACAGAAATTGTTGAACTACCATGACCACCGCCACTGGCTGAAAAGTCAATCTGTAAATTTCCGTTAGTATAGCTACTAGCAGTAACGCCTCCACCATTTAAATACAAAGGACTGAAAGTTGCGTAATTCCCTCGCACTTCACCACCTACACCCGTATCAGTTCCATACGATGTTGGTGTATCAACAAGAGAGTCATTACCCGCACCAGCAGACACAGAGAAGTTATTAGGTGTCCAGTTGTTGCCGTTACCTGATGAGTCTGCGCCTAATGTGGCGGCTGTGATGTTGCTGTTATCAGAGAAGTTGACGTAGAAACCATTCGTACCATACGATCCCACATAATCAAGTGGCGACCATACACCAGTTGCAGGGTTTGTCCAACCGAATGATGAAGGTGTTAATGCTAGCCCATCAATGTTATAAAACTCAGCCATGTAACCATCTAAAGTAGCAGTTGTATGTCTTGCATAAGAACCAATTCTTTGCAGAGATGTGCCATTCCATCCAGTATCAAGATTTTGTGTGTGAGTTTGTGATGTTGTAAAAGAAGTTATTTGAACTCCATTTACATAAATTTTCAATCTGTCTGAAGCAGTTGCTTGTGTGGTGTCACACGCAACAACAATGTGATACCACGCTGAAACATCACGAAACAATTGCGTTGTAAAGTACGCCATATATCCCGGATCCCCACCACCATCATAAACTCCAAGTTGATCGCTTGAATTAAAATAGAATTGTGCTTCTTGAGAATTTGCAGAATAATAAGGTGAATATAAATCTTGCTGAGTACCTAATGATGAACGCTTAACCCATAGACTTTGAGTCCAAGTTTTTTGATTTCCCGCAGTTGGTGGAGTGCGTTCTAAGTAAGCCGCATCAGCCTTGTTAAACCTCAAACTACGTGCAATCTGATAATCAGGATTTGCGTACAATGTTGGCGCTGTTGGAACCAATGTACCATTTGCATAGAATGTATGAATGATGTATCCATTAGCATAGCTTAATGTACCACCAGTGAAGAACTGAGTTGTGCCTGGATAACGAATGATGACAACACCTGAACCGCCAGCAGTTGATCCAGTACCTAAAACACCTCTTCCACCGCCACCGCCACCGCTGTTTACAGTTCCTGGTGTTGTGGTTCTACTACTTGATATAGAACCACGTCCACCGCCACCAATACCAGCTTCACCACCATCACCACCCAAATAACCAGCACCGCCACCACCGCCAGCATAAGTGGTTACTGTACCACTAATTGAAGATGCTATGCCTGAACCACCATTGCCAGGCCTAGTAGTGCTAAGGTTTGACGAACCTGCTGTTCCAGCACCACCACCTCCACTCCCACAAAAGTTATGAGATGAATTGCCGCCCATGTTGCCTTGACCTGAAATTCCAGGACCTGTTCCCAAGAATGTACTTCCATTACTTTCGCCTGCACCACTACCAGATCCGCCACCGATACCTGGACCATTTGCAGTTGTTGGAGAACCACCGCCAGATGCAACAATACGACCTGTACTAGCACCAGAAGATGCGGCATCAAAAACAGAAGCACTACCGTTGCTTGTACTTCCGTCTGCCGCACCAGCGCCCACAGTCACAAAGTAAGAAGTACCAACAGTAATGCCGGTAGAACCCGCAAGTAGACCGCCAGCACCTCCACCGCCACAGCCACCAGCAGAGCCAGAGGAAAAACCAGCACCTCCACCAGCAACAATCAAATACTCAATGACAGACGGAGGCGAAGGAACGTTGCTCGTCCAAGTCTGGTTTTTAACCGCTTGACTGACTTGACTCAGCGTCCACATTCCACTAAATTGGGCCATAATTATTCCTATTATACAGTTGGTATTACAAACTCAACCCATGCTGTAGTTGGCTCATCCCAGACAAATCTCTTACCTTCTACAACAGGCATAGCTGTTGGTGCATCCCATCGACAAGTTGTTTCATTCAGTACCCAAGACGCAAAAGGCTTAGGTGGAATAAACGCATCACGACCTGAATCATATGTGTAACCAATACCTGCGTAGTTTTTACGCAATGGGCGACCTTCAGGATGCTGACCGCCATGGGTATTGTATGATGTTTGAACCCACAATGATGGATCACCCCAATGTCCAAGGTTCAATGTTTCTTGATCGATCACAATGACTGAAGTCACTACACCGTTTTCTACTTTAGCAAAATGTGCCATATTTTATCTCCGTTTAAAAAGTAATTGTTCCACTGCTTGTGAAAGTATATATCTGATATCCATCAGCGTAGCTTATCTGAGGGTTGCCTGTTGTTGTAGTTGGTGCTGAAAAAG